TTTCAGTTTCAGGACAAGAAGCAGGTTTAAGAGTTGAAAGAGGACAAAGTGCAGATGTTAGAATGGTGTATGATGAAACTATTACTTGGAATGATCCAAACACACAAACAACATCACAAGGACCAGGAGTTGGTCAACAATCAGGACAAGGTCCAAATTTAGGTGGATTTAAATTGGTTGATGCTGGTGGCACAACGATATCGTTAAAAGTTGCAAACATCAATAACAATAATGCAATTTACTTTGAGCCAGGTGCGGCAGGCACATTAAGAGTTATTAGAGCAGGATACGAATCTTTACTAACAGATGTCAATGATATACCAAATAAAAAATATGTTGACGATGAAATAAACGCAGTAGTACTAGGTGCAAATTTTCCTAAAATTATACAAGGTGATACAGAAGTAAAAATTACTGACAACAGCACATCAGGTACAACAAGTATTATTGAAACAAAAATTGATAATGTTTTGTATGCAAAATGGAAACCAAGTCATTTAGAAATTTACAATCAAATGACAGATATTGGTAGCATCAGAATAGAAGATGATGTTATTAGCGGTCTAAATTCTAACCAAGATATTGAAATACAAGCACCAGGTACTGGAAGTGTGCGTATCAATGATTCATTGGTGGTCAATAATCGACCAAGCCTACAAGACCCGCAAGTGGACCCTCAATTTGACGCTAACGGGGTGAAATTATACAGTAAAACACCTAGCGGAGGCAATACAGGATTATATTTTGTAAATACAAATGACGCAAGAGGAGAAGTGATCAGTACTAATAGAGCACTACTTTTTGGATTAATATTTTAAGGAGAACAAATGGCAATAGTAAACCAAAACATAACAACAGGAGCAACAGTTGATGTATTAACTGTTCCAGCAGGCAAATCATATGCAATCACTTCTGTGTTAATCACTAACACAGGTCCAGAAGATGCCACAGGTGCAGAAGATAGCAGATTTTTCTTGTATGCAGTAACAGGAGCATACAGTTCAACAGCATCAATGATTGTTAACAATGCTTTATTGCCTGGTGCTGAAACTTTTACACTAGACACAGAAAAATTAGTTTTAGGTGCAGGTGATTATTTCAAAGTTTCTTGTTCAGGTGCTAACAGCATTTCAGTTGTAGTAAGTTACTTGGAGGTATAATGAGATATCTCAAAAGACAAAGTACCAACAAAAGATTGTTGAATGGTAAAGGATTGATCTACACTCAATACGAAGATATTGAAGCACAATCAGTAGGAGCATTTTTAGTTCCTAAAGGAACATCAGCACAAAGACCATCTTCACCATCTGAAGGACAAGTTAGATACAACACAACTAACAGACAGTTAGAAGTGTATGAATTTAATTCAGGTACTAGTCAGGTTGAATGGAAAACTTTTAGATTATCTGAACCACAAAATATTACATTACAAAATCTAGGTAATGGTGACGATACAGAAGTAAACTTTGGTATACTTAATGATAACTTTGGTTCAGGTTTAGGTTATCCAACAACACCAGAAAACGTTTTTGTGCTTGTAGAAAATGTTTTACAAATTGCAAATACAAACTATACATTAACACAAAACCCTTGCAACACAAACACAAATCAAATGGAAGCAGTGTTTGATTATGGAGTGGCAACAGGTAATCCAGCAACAGGAACTGGTGCATTTAAAATTAAAACAAACACAACTCCAGGTCCGCAATTTGGTCAATTACTTGCAACTGATTTCCAAACAAAAGGTTATCACGTTGGTCAAACAGTAATAGTAACTGGGTCGGCTCAAAATAATGGCACATACACAGTGACAGCAGTCACTACACAATATTTGGTTGTTAATACCCCTTTAACTACTGAGGCAAACAACGCATTAGGTAACACATTTTTTCTAGATGGCAAAAGTTCTATTACAGGAAATTCATATCCAGCAGGTTATTACATCACATTTGGTACTCCGGTACCTACGGGCAAGCCTGTGAACGTTTTGCATAATTTTGACAAATAAGTCATTTCCAAAATCCAATAAATACTAAAAAAGGATCAGTATGCCAGTAACAAATGTAGGTAAAATATCGGGACCATTATTAAAGGCAAATCTAACTAGAAATAGCGATTTGACTTTTGACAACACAGCAGTCACTTCTACACCTACATTATTCATAGGACACACAAACAATAAGATAGGTATAAGGACCGATTCACCTACTAGAGAATTATTAGTAAACGGAGACACATATATCACTGGTGATGTAATTGCAACAAATTCAGCATCATTTGGAAATTTAACATTTGATGGACCAACAAATACAGTATCAGCAAGTATAGGTTCAATTAGTCTAAACAGTGGTAGTAGTTTCACATTTAATGAACTACGTACAGATAATTTAAGTTTTACAAACAGCACAATCAGAGGATATGCTGGTGATAACATCAACATTTATCCAGGCCCGGGCACAGGCATTTTTAATATTCCATCTGATTTAAAATCATACGGCAATATCCATGCAACAGGAGATATTTCATTTGACGGAAATATATTCATTGGTGGAGATGGCGCAGAAGATTCTTTGAGTTTTGATGGAGACATCACGTCAGACTTAATGCCTGATCAAACATCTACATTTGATTTAGGTGAAACAGGAAAACGTTGGGGACAAATGCATATGCAATCCATGCCTGGTTTGCAAGATGTGATTATTGACAACACCATTTCATTAGCAGGTGTTGCCGTCAACTTAGGTATTGAGAATAAATGGTATGTGAGTACAAATGGCGCAGACAATTTAGCAGGTAATCATCCTAACTTTGCGTTTGGTACGATAAAACACGCCTTAAGTTACATACAAGAAAGTTCTGCTGGTCCACATGAATTACATATTTTACCTGGCACATACATAGAAGAATTTCCGTTAGAGGTACCTGAAAACGTTACTGTAAAAGGCGCAGGTATTAGATCAGTTACAATTAAACCTACAGTGGCAGGAAGATTTAATGATGCATTTATATTAAACAATGCTTCTATGGTTTCTGACTTATCCATCACTGGCTTCCAATATAATTCAGCAACAGATGTTGGTTACGGATTTAGATTTGCACAAAACGCCGGAATAGTTTCAAAATCACCTTACATACAAAACGTAAGTGTAATCACACAAGGTTCTAACAGAACGGCATCAGACCCAAGAGGTTTTGCATCTGGAGATGCAGGTAAAGGTGCATTGTTAGATTCAAATGTATTAGACACTGCTTCTCCAAGAACAAGTATGCTATTCAATGGAGTAACTTTTATAACTCCAGGTGTAGATGCAGTCACAGTAAAAAATGGCTCAAGAATTGAATTTATAGATTGCTTTACTTACTTTGCAAACAGAGGTTTGTATATGCAACACTCATTAAATCAATACACACCATCAGCAGGTACTTACGATCCAGTAACTGGTGTAATGACTTTGACTGTTGGTAATCACTCAATGAGAGTAGGCGAATCAATTACTATTGCAGACAATAGTTTAACTTTTACGTGTGCAATGGATGGTCATTCAACAGATCACACTTACCCTAGATCAACAGATCCTTATTCCGGTAGAAAAGTTAAAATTACAAATACTACTGCGACTTCTATCACTTGTAATGTTGGTGTATCAAGTAATACAACAGCACACTTATTTAAAAGTGCGTCGGCAAATGCTGTCACCGAGGGTACAATGAATGAAGCAAGAGTAATTGCAAGTGCTACAATTTATGGTAATCAAGGCGTGGTAGCAGATGGTAATGGTTGTTTAGCATACTTAATAAGTCATAACTTTGCTTATGTTGGCACAGGAAAAGATGTAGAAAATGATGACTATTTGGTAAATCAAGAAAATGAAGTTGTCACAACAAACAACGCAAAGGTTCATTTTGTAAGTCAAGATCAAGACGGAGATTTTAGAGTTGGTGAAAACTTTATAGTAGATTTAGGTAGAGGTACAACAAGTATAAATGTAACTGATTCAGATCTAGGAGGTTCAACATTGACAGTTGGAACACCTGGTGCAACTACTATAATTGATGCTACAAAAATAGATGTGCCGAATTTTAGAATTTCTGCCAATGCAATTTCTACATTGGAAAATGGTTTAACAATTAATGCTTCTGGCAAAACTGTGATAGATGGTAATGCCACAATGATGCAAAATTTAAATGTTACAGGCGATGCAACGATATCAGGATCAGGTATTAATATAGGAGACCAACCAGGAGACACTGTTGACTTTGCACAAGAATTGCAAAACAATTTAATTCCTGCACAGGATAATAAACATAATTTAGGTAGTGCAAGTAAAAATTGGAAACAAGCAAATTTAAACAAAGCAATATTTGATGGAATTGAAATTACAAATAATGTTATTAGAGCAACTGATTCTAACAGTTCTGTAGATTTAAAAGCAAGTGGAACAGGATCAGTAAATTTAGAAAATTTATCTTTCAATACACAAATTCAAAGTGCTGGTGATGTTGGATTTGGAGTTGGTGGAAACAGTTTACAATTTACAGGTTTGTCAAATATTGAAGTTCCAGCAGGTACAACTGCACAAGACCCTGCCCAAGGTAATGCAATAAGATATGACACAGACAGACAAAATTTTGAAGCATTTTCTACTGGTAAGATTCCATTTGGTGGAATAAGAGATGGAGATTATGACACTTATATTGATCTTTCAAATAATCAATTTGACTTCATAGCAGGTGGCACATCTGTAGGAACAATAGATGGATCAGGAAATTTTGTTGCAAATCGATTAAGTTCACAGGATCAGTTTGCTATAGATAATAATCAAATAACTACAGGTACAGCGTTAAATCCAGAGGCATCTTTACAAGCAAATGGCAATGGTAAAATATTCATGGATACTTCAAATTTTGAAGTATTTGGCGGCACATTCCTTAACACAGTTACCAACTCTGACTTTGTATTAACAGGTACAGCACCTAAAGCCAACAGATATATTCACTTTGATACTACCCAGGCATACAGAGGACACTATGGTACTGAAGCAGAGCGAGATGCAAGAACACCAAGAGCAGGTGAACTATTTTGGAACCAAGACTCGTCAACGTTAGAAGTTTACACAGCAAATGGCTGGAAATCAGCCACTGGTTTACAGGAAATTACAGTTACAGAACAGTTTGCACAAGATTTAAATGTATTATACAATCTTATATTAAACTAGTATATATTAACCGTGTACTATATTAAAAACCAAAATACTATAAATAATATTAATGTTGTTATCAGACCAGATACAACAGGACAAACCCTGGTTCAACCCGGGAAGAACTTGCGAACAGTGTAAGGTGAAAAGGTAGGTTGGTGGGACAAGATCCCCGTGCTAAAAAGGAGTAAACAATGGCCGTTGGTCGAATTTCGGGTCAACTCTTAAAGTCAAACTTGTTACGACAAGGTACAAACTTGGCTTTTGAGACTGACTTGTTATACATTGATGTAATAAACAATAGGATCGGCGTTAAGACCGCTACTCCGCAATATCCACTAGATGTAGTTGGAACAGCACGTACAACAAACTTAGAAGCAACAGGTCAATTAGACATTGGTCAAATCACAATATCAGGTAACTCTATAACAACAACTGCTGGACAGTTGAACTTAACTGCTCCAGATGGCATTTTATACAACAATAATTTACAGGTAGATGACCTTATAATTGCTGGTAATTCTATTACAGCAACAGACACAAACCAAAATTTTGAAATTCAAACAAGTGGTACTGGTATTTTAGAAGTACATGGTAACACAAAAGTAAACGGAAATATACACGCAACAGGAAATATTAGAGCAGATGGTAATATTCAAATAGGTGATAGTGATACAGACTCAATTACTATTAATGCTGATATCACGTCTAACTTAACGCCTGATGTATCTAACACATACAACATTGGTTCTGCTGTAAAACGTTGGAACAATGTGTATGCAAATAACCTTACTGTTGATAACTTAACACTTTCAGGAAACATCACAGTACAAGGACTAAACTTAACAGCACGTCCAGGTAAAGTAATATATGTTGCAACAAACGGTGATGACAGTAATTCAGGTACTCACCAAAATGATCCTTATGCAACAATCGAACAAGCATTGGCAGTTGCCATAGCAGGCGATCACGTATACATATATCCAGGCACATACACAGAAGCATTTCCGTTAAATGTGCCAACAGGCGTATCAATCAGAGGTGATGGACTAAGAGCAGTAAACATTCAACCTAGTGGCGCAACAAATACAAAAGATGCATTTATTTTAAATGGTGAAGTAACAATTGAAGACCTAACTATTAAAAATTTTTACTACGATGTTGGTAATAATACAGGATACGCATTTAGATTTAATCCTACAGGAAACGATGACAGTACTGGATTTACAATAACAAACAGATCTCCGTACATTAGAAACGTTTCTGTAATCACACAAGGAACAACATCAACAGCGGAAGACCCAAGAGGTTTCTTGGCAGGCGATGCTGGTAGAGGTGGATTTTTTGATGGCGAATTAGCGGCTCCAGGCAGTCAAGAAGCAAGTGTACTATTTCAAAACGCAACCTTTATTACTCCAGGTGTCGATGCAATTACACTTACAAATGGTGCAAGGGTTGAATGGTTAAACAGTTTCACTTACTTTGCAACAACATCGATTAATGCCTACGATGGTGTCAACGGCTTAAAAGGCACAGGTACAACACAATTAAGAGTTTCAGGTTTATCTGGTGGTGCAATTACTCAAGGAAATACTATTTCTTATTACGATGTTGGCGGATCATTGGTTGCATCAGGTACCATTGCGGCAGTAGATAATGATAAAATTTTTATTAATGGAAAATCTTTAGGATTTATTTTACCAGCAGAACAAAATGGAAAAACAATTAATGCTTTAGGTAATGCACAACTTAACACAGCGGAAAAGAAATTTGGATCTGCAAGTTTGCAATTAGGTGGCACAGGCGATGCGGCAAAAATAAACACTAACGCAGACTTTGGATTTGGCACAGGAGATTTTACAATAGACTTCTGGGGTAATCTATCAGCACTACAATCAACAGCATTATTTGATATGAGAACAAGTGCCGCACTACAAAACAGTTTATATGTCTATGTAACAAACAATGGACCAAAAGTTTATATCAACGGTTCGGAGGTTATATCAGGTTCACAAGGATTTAATTTAAACACTTGGACACATTTTGCTCTTGTAAGACAGAGTGGTACTTTAACAATGTATGTTGCTGGACAAAACGTAGGTTCTGCAACAGTAAACCAAGACTTAGGTGGTGCAAAACCACTTGTAATTGGAAACAATTGGAATCAAACATTAGGTTTGACAGGTTACATTGATGAATTTAGAGTATACAAAGGTTCAGCAGTATACACAGGAAACTTTACTCCACCAACTGTTGGTGCAATTGGTAATGCAAACACTGTGTTAGTTGCTAACTTTGATGGTAACAATGGATCAACAATATTTTTAGATAAAAATTTAATTGCACAAGATATTAGATTTAGTAATGGTGCAACGGCAACAGCATTTACTTTAGTTGATTATGCAGACTTTGGTGCTGAAGTAAGATCAATAGCATCAGCATCAATTTACGGAACATTTGGAATGAAAGGTAACGGTCCAGGTGTTAGAATGTATCTTATCAGTCATAACTTTGCTTACATTGGAAACGACTACCATGTAGACAACGATGCAAACACAGTTATACAAGCAAATGAAGTTGTTGCAACAAATGGTGCAAAAATATTTTTTAGTTCAGTTGACCACAAAGGAGACTTTAGAGTTGGTGATCAATTTAGAGTTGATCAAAACACTGGACAAGTAGATTTTACTAGTGCAAACTTAAACATAGATGTTGACCAAGCACTTACGTTTACAACAGGATCTGATGTTACAGTAATTTCAGGAAGTTCAATTGAAACTGGAAATGTAAAACTATCTGGCAACACAATCACAACTACATCTGGTGATTTAACATTAGATTCATTTGGTAATAATACTGTTTTCAACGATAATGTAGATGTCAACGGAAACCTTTCAGTAATAGGTGACATTACAATCGGTGGTAATGTAACAATTGGTGACGAAGCCACAGACGAAATTACAATATCTGCTGGCATCGATTCTAATTTAATTCCTAATATTGATACAACATATGATTTAGGAAGTCCAACTAAAAATTGGAATACTTTGTTTGCTCAAGAGGCACAAATTGATAGTATTAATATTACTGGAAATGTTATACAATCCAATAACACAAATGCAGATTTAGACATTAGAGCAAGTGGTACAGGTAACGTAACACTAGAAAATTTTGCTGTACAAAATGATACAATTACAAACACATCAGGAGATTTCATTGTTAATCCTGCAAGTAATATTTTTAAAGTTCAAGGTACAGGTTCAATTAGAATTCCATCAGGTACAACAGCACAAAGACCTGGTTCACCAGTTGCTGGTATGATGAGATACAACACAGATGATACTGTGTTTGAAGGATATAATGGTACAAACTGGGTAGCACTTACTGGTGTTTATGACCTAGATAGAGACACGTATATCACAGCAGAACAGACTCCTGGTGCTGACGATGATACTATAAGATTTTATGCAGGCAACACATTGGTAGCCAATGTGAGTCCAACAAGATTTGACGTCACAACTTTAAGGGTGGACGACATACAAATTAGTGGAAATACACTAACAACTGTCCAAACTGACCAAGATTTAATCCTAAATGCCAATGGAAATGGCACAATTAGGATTGAAGACTTCAGATTCTCCGGAAATACGATAACTAATGTTATATCTTCTCCATTAGTGTTTAAAACTACTGGAAGTGGGTATATTGATGTGTCAAATTCTGGTGGATTTGTACTGCCAGTTGGTACAGGTGCTGATAGACCGACCACTCCATTGTTGGGTATGATTAGATATAACACCAACGATGAAAGGGTTGAACTTTATGACGGTAATCAATGGGGTTCAATTGCAGGTTCATCAGGCGCTGTAAGTATTATTGATGCAACAGAAATAGCCGTACAAATTGCGGTAACGTTAGGATAAAAAAGAATGGCAACAAATTTTAGAAATAATGTAACAAAAAACATTGGAACTGTTCCTGTTTCGGTGTACACAGCACCAATTTCAATTTATTCAACAGTTGTTGGATTAGTTCTAGCAAATTTAACTGAATCAGTTGTAAAAGCAAGTGTAACATTAACAGCAACACCAGATTCAGTCACAGGTTTTATAGTAAAAGATGTTTTGATTGCACCAAACTCTAGTTTACGTGTGTTGAACTCAGGAGAAAAATTAATTGTAGCAAGTCAAAACAGTTTAAACGTACAGTCAAACATTAACGACTCACTTGATTGTGTGTTAAGTTATGTGGAGATAAGTTAAGATGTCGAATACAGTTGGACAAGATACAAATGTATATTTAGAAAACGGTGTAAAAGATCGTTACTTCTATGGTTTGAGAAGAACCGACGAAGGAGAATTATATATTGGAAAAGTTGACCAACTGTCAGCAAATGATCCGGTAACAATTAATTTACCAGGAAACATTGACGACAACTACAAAGAATTTGATCAAGGTTATGATTTTTATGAAGGAAGAGATTTAAATCATAGTAAACCATTTAAAAATTTAAAGTACGAACAATTTAGATGGGATGATGTTAATTTAAATTATTACATCAATGATGAAGGAGAATTTGTTGTTAGATTGAACAGTAATCGTGGAGATGGTGCTATCACATATCCACAAACAGATGAAACAGTAGTTACAGAAACTACTCCGTTTACATTTGATAAGACAACATATAATATGGATAGTAATGAAATAACATTCGATAGAAGTTAAAAACGTGGGAGGAAACGAATGACAAGACAACTAATTAATACTGGTATTCTACCTAACGATGGTCAAGGTGACTCGTTACGTGATGCTGGTACAAAACTGAATTCCAATTTCAGTGAATTATACACTGCACTTGGAAATGGCACAGCACTGACTATTGTCAACAATCAATTATTAAATGCAACAGGTTCTAACAAAGTAAGTTTTTTATACAGTAATCTTTCAGATCTGCCTAGTGCAAGTACATATCACGGAATGTTCGCCCACGTTCATAACGAGAATGCTTCTTACTATGCTCACGCAGGTGCATGGGTTAAACTCGCAGACGAGAATAAATCCATTGACATTTTATCGGATGTAGATACTTCAACAGCGGCTCCAACAAACGGACAAGCACTTGTTTGGGATCAAGGTACAAGTAAATGGAAACCACAAACCATACAAGCAGGCGGTGGCGGCGGAGGTGGAGCAACTACCTTCTTGGCACTAACAGATACGCCAACAACTTTTTCAGGTTATGCAAATGGATTTTTAAGAGTCAACGGCACTGGTGACGGTTTGGTTCTTGTAAACAATTTTTCAATTGATGCTTTATCAGATGTAGACACAACAACAACTGCACCAACATCAGGACAAGTTTTGAAATGGAACGGTTCACAATGGGCACCGGCAAATGATGCAACATCAGGTGGTGGCGGATTAGACGCAGATACATTAGATGGTTTAGATAGCACGTACTTTTTAAATTACAATAACTTGTCTAACAAGCCAAGTATACCAACTACTTTTGCAGGTTTATCAGACACTCCTGCTAACTTTTCAGGAGCGGCAGGAAGATTTGTAAAAGTAAATGGATCAGGCACTGCATTAGAATTTGTTACAGGTTCATCGGCTTCAACAGCCTTAAATGATTTATCAGATGTTACGGCTTCTGGAGCGGCACAAGGTGATGTATTATATTACAATGGCAGTGGTTGGGTTTTACAAAATGGTCCAGTAATAAGATGGACAATTGGTAACAACGGCGCAAGTGATTATACATTTAGTGGTCCAGGTTTCCCTAGTGCAAAAAATGATCCAGTATTATACTTAATGAGAGGTCACACTTACGTTTTTGTTAACACAACAGGAACAAATCACCCATTTGAAATAAGAGTTTCTAATGGTGGGTCTCCTTACACATCAGGATTAAGTGGATCACAAAGTGGAACACAAAGTTTTACAGTACCTATGGATGCACCAAGCACATTGTATTATCAATGTACAATCCATGGAGGTATGGGTAACACAATAAACATAGTGAGTTAATAGATGGCACAAGTTTTTGGAGTAGGCATAGATGAATTACAAAAATCGCTGGCAAACAGCAGATATTTCTATGGTTTACGCAGAACTGACAACGGTACATTATACATGGTGAAAGCAGATTTACTTGAACTGGAAGATGGTGTGCAATTGAATAGACCTGGTAATATTGACGCAAATTACAATAACTTTTCTAGAGGTGAAGATTTCTTTGAAGGTAGAGATCAACAGCATAGAAAAGTTTATGATAATCTTGTTTATGAGCAGTACAAATGGGACGGAAGAAACCTATTTTACTATGTGAATAAAG